GTCTTATAGAGACGTGGACTTGCAACCAACATCTGACGTACTACGCCTGACGGGGTGATAACTGCGATGGTGAAAGCACGCTTATCTTCAGGCTTGCTTCCGAGCTTTGTGCACAATGGGTCGTTAGGTCCAAGTGAGACGTAAGACTTCTTGCCAACAGTCTTCTGTTGTAGGAAGTGTTGCTTGTAGATAGCGAAAGGACCAGTTTGGTCAATGAACTTGATAACGGTGAACTCACCATCACTGAACTTAAACTCAGTTGGGAAGTCACCTGATGCGGTTGTCAGCTGTTCTGCTGCTGCCCAACCTGATTGAACTGCATTGCTGCTTGGTGTTGCTGGACGGTCATCAACAGCTGTTGTTGAAAACGCGTCTGTTACTGGCATGTACTCGTCGGTACGGTCGATTGCCATATGGCATTTCTCCTTAGTTTCGTTTGATTCATCGGTTAAGCTCGGCAGACTTTATGTTCTCCCAAGCCTCAGCTATTGCGTTAGTCAATTGCTGGTTAGGCCATTGTATCCTAGTTTTATCTAGGAGTCCAGCCTTTCCAAACAGTTCAACTATCGCCTCGATTTGAGCACGTGAGTATAACCTACGCCCTCTCATCTTTTCGCCATTTTTTGTTTCTTTATCAGACAGGCGATATGGAGCCTGAGGTATGTACTCTTGTTTAATCCAGTAACGGATTGTTACAAGAGGTCTACCCAATGCCTGTGCCAAAGCACCTACCTGATAAAACTCGTGTAGTTCTCCCGACGGGAGTTTTCTAAACACAACAGTGGACGTCCAATCGGAACCATCTTTTACTGTGCGTTTATTTTTTGGTTTTGTCTCTCTACGTTTTCTCTTACTACCTGGATAGTAAGTGTCTAAGTCAGAGAATAGGTTATCAATCTCGTCCACTGCTCTTACCTACAATAAATGCGTAAGAAACTTTTTGTGGGAACATTGTATCGATATCTTCTTCAGTAAGGTGTCCGTTATAAAATGCAGCCATAATTGCTGACTCATCTAATGTTGGAACCATCTTAATGCATGTGTCTTTAATACCCTTTTTATTAAGGATAATCTCTGCTGCATTGATATCTAGGTTTTTAATTACGCGCTTCTGTTTCATAATCTGTTCTGCATCTTCTACTGCAAGAACAATGTGTCCGCGCTCGTCTTCAGTACCAAACTCATCGATACACTCTGTGAGTCTTTTTTTAATTTCTGTCTGACGTTTTGTCAGCAGTTCTACATTATCTTTTAACGCCTTGAACTGGCGTATATCTTCTTTGATGGCATCTGTGTTCATAAGTTTCCTAACGTTTAGCTGTTAGGTAAAACTTAATGGATGACTAGATGGCTGTCAAGTTACTTTGCGTTATTGGCTTTTACGCCGCGGTAGCCAGTCTTCTTCTTGTTCATAGAGCCTGGCTTCTTGTAGCCAGCTCCGTTAGGAGCTGCTGCCTGGCGCTGAGCTAGAGCTTTAGCAATCTTGTCGTGATGCTTCCCCATTTAATTATCTACTTTAATATAATCTTCAAGGGCTTCGATAATAATGCTGGTCACTGTAACCTTATCAGCTGCAGCTTTCTTCTGGACCGCTGTCCACAGCTGGTCTGATACGCGGATAGTACGCGTAGGGGTCTTAGGCGAGTTAGGCATCCTATAAGTGTACATGCCCAACGATAATCGTTGGGTGTAAAGCTCTCCCCCAAGGACTCGAACCTCGATAGGCGGAACCAGAATCCGCAGTCTTGCCAATTAGACGAAGGGAGATTGGAGCGGTTGACGAGGCTCGAACTCGCGACCTGCACCTTGGCAAGGTGCCGCTCTACCAACTGAGCTACAACCGCATCGCTGCCCCACCTGGACTCGAACCAGGGACACTCGCATTAACAGTGCGATGCTCTGCCAACTGAGCTATGGGGCATTAGACGTTAGATGACTGAAGGTAAGCCTTAAGGCTCCCTACAGACATTGACACCTTAGTTTCATCATTATCTACTCCTTCACCATCCATGATGGCATTAGCAATAGAACTCTTCTGTTGTAGGGCTTCCCATTGACGTTCCTCAACGGACCCTGAGATAACTATATCTTGAATTACGATAGAGGGCCAGGTTGAGGATGCTCTCTTAATACGGCCGTTACGCTGTGTGGCTGTGCCCGATGACCACGGCAGGTCATAGTTAACCAACATGTTGGCTGCAGGCAGGTCTACCCCGTAACCACCAGCATCGGAAGAAATAAGAACACGAACACTAGGGTCGTTATTAAAAGCAACCTTGTTATCTTCTTTAGTTTTAGCATCTAACTTCCCTGAGTATAGTCGGCACTGCTCTGGTCCTAAAGCCGCAGCAATCTTGTCAAGCATGTCTACGTAGGTAGCAAAGATAACTACTTTGTTTTCTTGATTCTGCTCCAAGAAGTCTTTAACGTACTGAGTAAGATAGTCAAGCTTAGGCGAGTTATTAACACTATCAAGAAGACCCCCATCAACCAGTTCAGTGACATAAGCAGAACCCTCTCCATTCATTTGTTTAAACTTAGCTGCACTACTACGTAGTAGTTCGGGATGAGAACAGAGCATCTTTAATGCTCCAATCTTAGACATAATCTTACCGCGCATCTCGTCCTCAGGGCCACCGCGACGGGACTCCATCCCATAGTGAGCCATAATATTAAAGTTAGAACCAAATAAGTCTTGAGCCTCGTCAAGGTCTGATAACAAGTCTTGTGATATACGTGTGTATAGTTTTGAGCAGGCTCTATCAAAGACAATCTTTACTGGGTCTTTGTGGATAGTGTCAGGTAAGTATGGGGCAACGTCTGGGTCTTTCTGCGCTTTACGTACAGAGGCCTCCTTCATCTTAGTGTGAAGGGTAGATAGGTTGCGGTAGTACTGGGGTGCTCCCCAAGAGTTTCTTACGATAAAAGCAGCATCAAAGATATCAAACCGACCAAGTACGCTGGCGTCAACGAACTGCATAATGCTATACAGCTCTTCAGGCTTACCATTTTCAATCGGAGTACCAGTGAGTGCAAATCTATATGGCGCATTGATTAACTTCTTTACTGCTCGGGAACGTTTGGATTTGAAGGACTTGATGGCTGTGGCTTCGTCAAGGATAACGAATCCTCTTGGTAAGTCTTTGATGGAATCCCAGTCGTTAACAACTTGCTCATAGTTAAGGATAATGTAATCAATCCCTGTATTCCGCCAGTCCATTGCTTCGGCGTATTGTTCTGCACGCTTCTTCGGCGTTCCATCAATAACCAAAGCCTTTGAAGTTCCACCTGTAAATTTCTCAATCTGTCCAGCCCACTGATACTTCAATGAGGATAGACAAATTATAAGACCAGGCTCCTTTACTTTCTTGGTATCCATCAGCCTTTCTATGGCAGCGATGGTTAAGACAGTCTTGCCTAGTCCCAAGTCATAGGCAACTAAAACCCTACCGCGCTCGCACATCTTATCGACGGCTTCTGGTTGGTAGGGTAGAAGGGTGCCTGTAAAGGTCAAGCGTCTCTCCTCCAGTGAAGATAAGAGCGAATGTAAACAATCCCGTAGGCAACAGCAGCAACAATAAACCCATACTGGTTTGTTATTAAAGCGTAGACAATCCAAAGACATTCATTGAGACATAGGATTAACCATCCCCAAATAGTTTTTCTACCTACGAAAAAGATACCAGTTACGCCAATAGCGGCTAATAACCAAGACCAATACTGATAGTCAATCATACGTATGCTCTCATCCTTGTAGCAATTAAGACCTCTAGGTCTTCAAGCGTACCACTGTTAACAAATATCTGGTCAACCCGCTCTCCGTCCATGGCTGTCTCTGATACGTGAGGGTTAACGGCACCTACTCCAGGGCGCTTGATACGCCATATCTGGGAGTTGTCGTACTTACGGATAGCGGCAGCTTCATTAGGAAAACGCACATCAGTAATAACAAAGTTACCTTCAAAGCGAACCTTACGTAATGCTTGCTGTATCCAGAAGGTCTCACCGAATGTTTTGCGAGCGCCTACACCTAAGTTCTGTAGAAGGTTGCGAACCTCTGGAAACGCAGTCTTTGCCACATCCCAGCCATAGCCATCTACAACACCTTGAAGTCTGTAGCCCCCGTCTTTGACTGCAGGGTTCATCTCGTAAAGCAGTTCGCGGATAGGGTCAGCAAACGCAACGCGTGTGTAACCATACTTTTGAACTAGTATCTCAGCCAATGTGTCTTTACCTGACTGTGCGTAGCCTGTTAATCCGATAATCATTAATGCTCCTCTGGACAACAATCTTTACATGCTCTTATTAAAGTAGGTGAACCCCTTAAGGCTTCCCAATGGTCTGCAGTAGGTTTATCACAGAAAGAACAATACTTAGCTCGCTCTTTATTCTCTGCTGATACCTTCTCTAGGTAGTCACGCAGAGGTCCTGCGTCCATCCACTTAGCGCTGCTGCTCATGGCATATACCCTAGTATGTGTCTTGCGTTTTGCAAACCCCACTCAATCTCTTTACGAGACATCCCGCCGACATCTTTCTGGTCAGTCTGTGCGTAGTTAAAACCAAGAAGACAGACCGATGTCCATTGCTTTAAACCTTAGCTCTTCTGTGCAGGACTTGCCCGCGTCATCATTGTCTAGGGCAAAGATGGGCCTAGTTGCCCCTCTAATCATGCTCCACTGTGTGGCAGACACGGCGCAGCCATAAGTAGCAACCGCACCCTCTATACCCAAAGACGCTAAGCGAATAACATCTAACGGAGACTCAACAACAATCATGTCCCCACCTTTGTAGTGCTCATATCCAAACAAGGCTTCGCTTTTTTTAACACCAGTGGTGTTTCTAAAGAACCTGGTCTTGTGGCCCTTCTCTTGCCATCCTAAAAGTTTATTAGTAATCGGGTCTCTAATAGGAATAATCCAGTTGCTCTGATTATGGTTCCACTTCACTCCATATTTAGCTACTGCCTCAGGTAATAAACCTCTGCTCAGGGAAATATCGTCGGGTACCTGTCTGAAAGCGTGAAGCATCGACTCATGAATAGGCGCGTACTCTTCTTGCTTAGGCTTCTCACCTTCGATTAACTGCTTTATACGAGCAGCTAATCTAGTCACTGTTACATCTACATCTATGGTGGCGTCGATAGTCCCACCTAAGTAGTTGACTAAGGTTTGTAAGCCACCCTTCCAGTCACAAGAAAAACAAATAAATAAACCGTTCTCTCCATTAATCCAAAAGGACGGGTTGTTATCTTCTTTACCTGTACGTTCTTTATGAGCGGGGCAGTGCAGTTGTATCTCACTGTTCCTAATAGAAACAATCTTAAGACCAAGGACTTCTAGTGTGTCTTCGATGCTAGATGTCATTTACGTCAATCTCTCTAAAGGTACCTGTGCTCCAATCCCAGATAAGCGATATCTCCATACGTCCAGAGTTACGGCTTTCTAGCACCTTCAAGATACGAGTGTCGTCTACGTTCTCATCTTCACGCTGTAGACCAAAGATGACGTCAGCATCTTGGTGGAAGGATGATGAGTAACCAATAGAGTCGGCAGTTACTTGACCTTTACGCATCTTCCAGTTAAGAACCTGAGTTGTAATAACAACTGGCACCTTGTACTTCTGAGCCATGCGCTTTAGGGAACGAGTGATGTTAGTAATAGCCTGTGGGGTGTTAGCTTCCCCAGTCTGTTCGTCAATCATTAAATAAACACCGTCAACAAAAACAACACTTGGTCGTAGTCGATCGATCTTTATAGACAAAGCTGTAAGGGTCAGTGCTGATACGGAATCTGTTAGATAAAAAT